GAAATAAGGAGAAGAAACGATGACCCAACCCGCAGTTGGCACCACTTTCAGCGGTGCCGGACTGGCCGACCTCGGCCCTGAATTCCTTGAGCGCGGCACCGCGCTGCAGGTGCTCGTCCGTGACGCGCGCGGCTCAGCTACCGAGATCTCCCCGCACAACGTCGACGGCTCGGTCCGCTGGAGCCCGGGCAGCCAGGACAACAAGTGGCGCGGCGATCTGCTGGCCCGCCGCAAGGTCAACGGCTACTGGACGACTGTGGCCGACACCAATCAAGGGTTCCTGTCCTGCGGCGCATTCAAAGACGGCAACGGGCCGTCGTCGAAGCCGAACGTGCGCTCTGACCAGTTCCGCATTGTGCAGAGCAACCTGCCCTACCAGGTGTCTATCACCGAAGAGTCCGAGGGCTTTTCGTTCACTCCGGTCGACACCGGCAACCCGGTCGTTCAGCATCTGCGCAAGAACCTGCGACTGTCGGACTCGGGCGGCAACATCGTCGTGCCCGACCCGGGCCAGCTTGACACCGGCTACAGCCGCTTGGCGTCCGGTGGCAACCCGGGCCGCCAGTTCTTGATCTGCCGCGAGCTGGTCGGCGCCAGCGGCTTGCCGATCTACAAGGTCGACGGCTATGCCCTGGCCAGGCTGTCGGATATCGGCAACTCCAAGAAGGACAAGAAAGACAGCGAGGCCGCCGAGCTGTCCTACGATCCCGAGCTTGACGGGATCATGATGGCGCTGGCCTACAACAGCCAGGGCGTGCTGGAGTACCAGGAAGTGCTCATGCACACCTGGTATGGCGGCGCGGGCTGGACCGCACTCGGTGGCGTGCCCACCGTATCGGCAACGCCTCCAGTGGCCACCGCCGGAGCGGCGGGCGTCGCGACGCTGGCATTCGCCGCCCCGACCGGTACGGGAGACCCCTGGACCTACGCCGCACAGGCCAGCGCCGACAGTGGCGTCACCTGGGGAACGGCGATCGAACCGGACAGCGTCACCGTCTCCGGTAGCACGGTCACCCTGCATCTGTCCGGGCTGACTGCGGGCGCCGCGAAGCTGCGCGTGACCGTCACCGGCACCAACGGCGCAACTGCCACCACCCCGAACTCGAACTCGATCACCGTCGCCGGTTCGTAGTTCCCATGAACCTCACCGGGCGGGCGTGTGGGCGCGTTCCGCGGCCGTCCTGGGCGGCGTCTGCCCGGTGAGTTCATAACCTCCCTCGCCCAGGGAATCCCTTCCGCCCGAAAGGAACCAACCGCCCCCATGTCTGACAAACTCGCCACCGCATCTCCTGAAGCCGCCGCCGAGGCACGCGCCCAGGCCAGCGAATACGATTCCGTCTTCGCCCCGACGGATCTCACCCTCGACGACGGCGACGTCATCGAGATCCCGCCGCACCCGAATCTTCGCATTCTCGACGACGACCGACTGGCCGCCTACGAGGAACTGCTGTTCGAGTCCGAGTCCTACGACCGGGGCCCGGAGATCTACATCCCCGAGCAGAAAGCCAAGGACCGCGCGGGCAACGAGATCACCCTGCCCGCCGAGACCCGTCCGGGCGCGCTGCTGGTGCCCTACCGCAAGGACGGCGCCTTGATTAGCCCGCCGTACTCGGTGAAAGTCGTTCAGGTCGTTCTCGGTGACGAGGAATACGCGCGGCTGCGGGCCGGGAAGATCAACGGCCGCCGCGGTTCCGCCGGTGAAGTGTGGCGCATCTGGAACGAGCAGAGCCAGGCACTGGTCGATCGACAGGCCAGCGACCCAAAATAACGGCGGCGGTGTGGATCTGGCGGCAGTTCCCGCGCCAGATCGCGGTTGATCTCCGCCTTCGTGGCCTGCATATCAAGCACTGGCACCGCGGCACCCGCGGCCCGGACGGCGACCTACTGCTGAGCAGCTACGAACTGCTGGAGCTGCTGGAGTACCTGCCCGAGACGGGCGCGTTCAAGACCGCCGCCGAGCGTGGCGGACGCTGGCCGACCTGGCAGCAGATGCTGGCCGAATCGGTGAACGAGTCCTACCGGATGCGGGCGGCCTATCACGCCGTCAACGGCGGCGAGGATGCGTCCTTCGATACCGATCCGTTGGAGTTCGTCGACCCGATCGACCGGGAGCGCCGCGAGCAGTTCAGGGCCGCCGACGCCGAGAGGCAAGCGCAGTCCAATTCCAACTTTGAAGCCGAACTTGGCTTTTCGTGACCGATGAGAGGGAGGTGACCGAATGGCAGTGATCTACGCCGACGTGCTCACCCGTCTCGACGAACGGTCCGCCAAGGCCGCCGCCGACGAGCTGGAAAAGCAGTTCTCCGATATCTCGGCGCGGGTCGGCCAAACGTCGTCGGATTCCCTCGGCGAGGCGTTCAAGTCCCGCATGCCCGGCCACGGTAAAGCCGCGGCGGACGGCTTCATGGGCGAGTTCATGGGCGGCCTGCGCGACGGTATATCCGGTGGCATGCCGCAGGTCACCTCCGCACTGTCTGAGGTCACGGCAGGCATGCGCGCCCTCGGCGCCGGTGGTGCAGCCGCTGGACTGGCTGCCGCCGCAGGGATCGGCCTCATTGCCGTTGCCGCCCTCAAAGCGGGCGAGGCGCTCTACGACGTCGGCCAACGATTCGACGCGCTGTCCTCGACGCTGGCGGTCCGCACCGGGAAGATGGGCGCCGACCTCGATGCGCTCAATGAGTCCATCGCCAACGTCGGTAGGAGCACCGCATCCTCGCTGGAGGATATCGCCGACATCGGTGGGCGGGTGTCCCAGTCGCTCAACCTATCCGGCGCACCGCTGGAGGATCTGACCAAGCAGATTGCCGACCTGAACCGGATGACGGGGGAGACCCTCAATATCCGCCAGTTCGGCATGGACCTGCGCGGATTCGGCATCGAAGGAGCGCAGGCCGGTGTAGCCCTTGACGCACTGACTGCCGCCTCTCAGCGCACCGGTATCCCGCTCAACGATCTGGTCGGCACTCTAGGCAACGCAGGCCCGGCCGCGCGTCAACTCGGCATGGATCTGGACGACACCGCCGGGATGATCGTCGCCTTCGACCAGGCGGGCATCGACGCCGACAAGACGACCGCCGGACTTACCCGCGCCGTGCAGCAGTTCGCCGACCATGGCATCAACCTCAAGACCGGCTTAGAGGACACCGTCACCCAGATCCGCGGGTTCATCGACGCCGGGAACGAGGCCGCCGCTGTTGACCTGGCGGGCAAGGTTTTCGGCACGAAGAGCGCGCAGCTATTCGTCGATGCGATCCAGCAGGGCACCGTCAACGTGCAGACCCTCAGGGATGGACTCGGCGAGACCGGTGGCACCATCGAGAAACTCGACGACCAGACCGCCAACTGGCGCGATGAGTGGGACAAGCTCAAGAACACGGCATCCGAACTCGCCAACGTCATCGGTGACCCGCTGTTCCATGCGCTCGACTCGGTGGCCAAGAAGGGCCTTGAATTCGCCAATGATCTGCTTGGCGGCGGACCTGGCGGCGTCCCGACCTCTACACCCGCGGGTGCCCGACCCGGAACCCCGTTCACCGACCCAGCGCAGATACTGGGCGGACCCGCCGCCGCCAATCACCCGACCACCCTCGGCGGCATGCTGCTGCCATCGGATGCCGCCGTGCCGGGACAGGTCATCCCGCCGTGGATGGATGCGGCCGGTCCGCACACGCCCCAGGATATCGCCGCCGCGCTGGCCGACCCGGCCAAGAAGGGGTCCACCGCGCTCCCGTCGGCTCCCCAGTTGCCCTATGACGCAGGCTATGGACAGCCGCCCGCGCCGGGGGAGTCCGATGAGCAGTGGCGGGCGCGGATGGCCGACATGGCCGCCCGTCACGATCTGGCTGAAAAGCAGGCGCGGCTGAATCAGCTCAGCGCCAACGTCAACGCGACCGCCGATGACGTGATCAACGCCAAGAACGCCGTCATCGACGCCGAGATGCGCTCGTGGGAGACGCATAAGCGGCTACTTGACGCTCAGGCGCAGAAACTGGCGCCCGCCACCATCGCCTACCCCGACGCCTATGGTCAGGGTCCGCGCGCCGGCCAGACGGCGGCACAGTATTCCGCCGAGGGATCCGTCTACGAGGCGCAGCAGAAGCGCGCCCAGGCTGAGGCCAACCTGGCGCAGATGCAAGCCTCCGGCGCATCCACCGCCCAGAAGCTCGCCGAGGCGCACAGCGCCGTAGAGAAGGCTCAGCGCGACGAGAACGAAGCGGCTATGCGGCTGTCGGCCGCCTACGAGGACAACACCCACAAGTCGAAGAAGGCCAAGGATGGCCTGACCGATATCGGCATCCAGCTTGATCAGGACTTCGGCATGTCCAAGGGACTTCCAGGCCTCGTCGAGAACCTGACGAAATTCCTCGCCGGTCTGGCGTTCGCACCCGTCCTTGGTGCACTGCAGGCGGTCCAGGCGGCCAATGGCGGCTATGACGCGGGCAAGATGGGATCCGGCCTGGCGGGCATGGCTGGCGTGGCGGCCGGTCTCGGTCCGCACGACGAGCCGGACAAGGCGAAGAAGGCATCGGGTCCGCCGCCGATCATCGCGCCCTACCACCCCGACCTGACGCCGACTGCTACGGCCTCGCCGGGCGGCTATGCGGCGATGGGCACGCCCTACGGTGCGGTGCCGTCTGGAATGCCCGCCGGTAGAGGCTATCCCGGTGACGCTGCGCTGCTGGCGGCCATTCCCAAGGGTGGCCACTATCTTCGGGACGGCGAAAATGCCGACCTCACGCGAGGATTGGCCGACTGCACCAGCGGACTTGAAGACCTGGTGAACATGATCGACGGCCAGCCGACGGCGGGTCGCAACATGAACACCAACGCCGACTACGGCGGCAACGCGGGATATTGGCTCGGCCAGCACGGTTTCATGCCGACAAATACCCCCGTTCCCGGCGCGTTCAACGTCGGATACAACCGCCACCACATGGAAGGCACGCTGCCGCAAGGCACCAACGTCAACTTCGGCTCTGACGCCGCGGTGGCCTCGGGTGGCACCGCGGGCGCGGCGGGCGCATGGGGTGACCCATCGTTTACGTCGCACTACTACCGGCCCATGACGCCTGGGGCATTCGCGGGCGGTGGCGCCGGTATGAGCGGTGCCACTCCGGTGTTCGTCGTGAACATGCCCGGCGGTGGCGGCGGCTTTGGTGGCGCACTCGGTGCCGCTGGAATTGGTGGAGCGAGCGCATCCGGTGGAGATACTGCGGGATCCGGAAGTGTCGGCGGTGGCGGTTACGCGCCGGTGTCCCCGTTGGGATACGCGCCACTGTCACCCGCGGAGCTGACTGGAACTGGACTGACCAGCCCTCACATGCTCGGCGGTGGTGTCGGTCCCGCAGCACTGCGGCCGACAACTATTGGCGGTGCGGGCGGTGGATCATCTGCGGGCGGCCATCCTCTCGGATCGGGAATCGGTCCCGCGGGCGGTGGCATCAGCGATGGCATCCCACTGCTCGGTGGTGGCGGAACCGGTACGGGCATCGGCCCGGGACTGGCCGGACTGTCCCAGGCGGCCCCGTTCGGCGCCGTCGGCGGCCCGGCTGCACCCTCACAGTCAGTGGCCGGTGGCCGCGCCTGGGGGCAGGGCACACCAGCGTCCGGTGGCATGGGATTCGGCGGCGGTCTGATCGGCCTGGCTGGTGGAGCCGTGTCCGGTGCCGCTGGGTTGGCGACCTCGGGCGCTGCGATGGGCATGGACGGCGGCATGGGTGGTGCTGCCGCATCAGCTGTCGCGCAGGTCGGCATTCAGGAAATTCAGCGCGCCGCCGGGGCCGTCGGGCAGTATGCCGGTGCCGCGGTCGGTGGCCTGCTGGAGACGTTCTCCCTCAACGACAGCGCACTCGGCGACCCGTCGCGTTCCTGGCTCGGCAAGATCGCCGGCGCCGCTGCCGGTGTCCGCCCGGCCTTGCCAAACTCGGCAGGCTCCGGTGGTGGAGACAAGAACCCCAACATGGCCGAGGGCGGCAAAGACAAGCCCGAGGCGCCCAGCCCGCTGTCACCCGAGCAGGCCGATGCCACCAAGACCGCCGACGCTGAGAAGAACGGCAAGGGCGGCGGCACTACCAACACCGTGAACAACAACGTCAACGTCACCAACCAGGGCGCGAGCGAGGACTACACCGGCCAGGCCATTCAGGCCCACCTCGGCGCGCAGGCAATGGCAGGACAGCCGCGATGACCCTGACATATCCAGCCGGGCCGGTCACCCCGCACGGCCGCGCCCACATCCGCCGTGGCGACCTGCCGATGGTGTCCCTGATCTCCCCGAACGGCCAGATCGTGTTCTGGCTGATGGGCGGCCAGGCCATCGCCGACCCGTATGCCTCCCCGGAGTGCGTACAGATCACCGAACTGTCCGGGCTGATCGCCCCGTGGAAGTCCATCGAGCAGCAGGGCGCCACCGAGGACGGCAGCACGTTCGTCGATGCGCTCTACGAGCCGATGGACATCACCGCCAAGGTTGTTGCGATCGGCCGCGATGCCAAGCACACGAGGCGCGTCGTGCGCCACCTGTTCGAGGCCCTGGATATCAAAGACCAGTCCGAACTGGGCTGGATGACCCATGAGATGGGCTACTGGTGGGCACCGGTGCGCTGGCAGATGCGCCCGCCGGACAAGTACTCAGGCACCCCGGAGCGGCAGCAGTGGACGCTGCTGTTGCGCGCCAATTCGGCGTTCTGGCAGTCCTATCCGGACATCGACTCCTTCGGGTTCCTCTACGAGGACATGAAAGAAGAGTTCGGTACGAACTACAGCTCAGCGCAGAACCTCGGGCCGAACTGGCCGCAGCTCTACACCGGCAACGGTATCGGCTATCACTACGCCGATGGCCAGGACGCGAAATGGTCCGACGACCCCGATCGGCTGTTTTTCACCGGCACCAAACGGGTCATCGCGGGACCGTACAAGGACTACTCGACGGACACCGATGAGCAGGAAATCCGGCTCACCTTCAACAGCACGCCGGAGTTCACGGTCGGTTCCGGGGCCGCCAACGACATCTGGGGCCGTATGGGTCACAACCCCGATGGCACCTGGGACGGCAACGGCGTGCGGGCGCGCATCGGCTGGGGTTACATCCGCATCTCGGTGTTCCGCAACTTCGACGAGACCATCATTGCGTCGGCGCTGACCTTGGTTCCGCCCTCCTTCGGAACAATGTTCACCCTGAAATGCCTTGCCGGGCAACGCCGTTTCCAGCTCACCGTATCCGGGTGGCCGCTGAACCTGTTCAACGTCACCGACACCCATTCGATGATGGGACCGAACTACCGCGGCGTCGGATTCGGCATGCAGGGCGGCGCGTCGGTCTACACGCAAGCCACCCCGGGCCGGATCAGCAGCATCGAAATCAACGGGACTCCGCTCGACTCATTCAGCGTCGACCACAGCACCGGGCTCGGCGCGAACTGGCCACTGCGGTACGAGGGCTTCAACGACGCCATCATCCGCACGAGCAACAGCAACGCGGAATGGGTCGACAACTCGGGCACCGAGACTCAGGTCGTCGTCAACGGCCCGTACAAGGACTTCGAGACCGCCACCGATAACCAGGTTGTCTCAATGGTCCTCGGCTCACATCCGCAGTGGTCGGCCCAGGAATCCGGCGCCAACGACATCTGGGCGCGCATGGGACGGCGCGTAGATGGGTCATGGGACGGCAACGGCGTTCGCGCGCGCTGCACTCGGAACAGGGTGTCCATCTCGGCGTTCGTCGACTTCGCCGAAGTGTGGACCCGCGAGACGAAGATTGTCATCACCCCGCATCCCGGCGATAAGTGGGTACTGGTGGCGGGGTATACCGGCGACCCGCGCCTGTTCAAGCTTCAACGCAACGGCGCGGAGCTGCTCACCGTCAAGGAACTGGGCAGTGGATCACGAATCGGCGCTGACTATCGCGGCATCGGATTCGGCGTGCGCGCAGGCGGATCCAGCCAGACCCAGGCCACTCCGGCAATCGTGCGGCAGATCACGGCCGGAGACAACGCCGACGTCGCGCAGGAGGGATTCCTCGAGCGGCACAACGCCGGCGACCAGCCCGCCTACGACGAGTACACGGTGTACGGCCCCGGCACGTTCGGGATCGCCAACGGGCCGGGCAGTACCGAGATGGTCGAGTTCGGGCCGCTGGCTATTGGGGAGATCGCCCACATCCGTACCGATCCGCGCCGAAAAGCGGTATTCGACTACACCGCGATGACCGGAGCGGAAACCCCATCGGCACTATTCGGGGCCAGCCCGTCGGACACCCTGTACCGAAAGTTCAAGGGCCGGTTTACCGCCGAATGCGCGATACCGCCCAAGGAACCCGGAATGCGCGTGGACACCCACATCGTCAAGGTGTCCATTAAGGGCGGTAACGCCGACTCCAAGATCATGGCCCACCTGACGCCGTTGAGACGGTGGCCGCAATGAGCACCACGGCCACCGTCCGCGAATCGGTCGAAGTGCTGCACCAGATGCTGCGCACCGGCACGCCCGAGGAACGCGCGCACGCCGCCCACCGCCTGGCCGACATCAAGTCCACCGAGCAGACCGACATCGTCGTCACCGTGCACGACAAGTTCTGGCAGCCCGTCGGCGAGATCGGCGATTACGGTGAACTGTCGCTGGACATTCCGCGCAACGTCGTGCCGACCTGCGACATGATCCTCAAGGGCGGAGACGGGTTCTCGACATCGGGACCGTCGGCGCCGGATCCGCACATTCCGCGGCTTCGCCAGTGCCGCAGGGAACTCGTCGGCATCACCGTGGAAGTCGGGTCGATCCGCTGGGCCGGCTTCGTCGACCACACCAAGTACAGCTTCCGCGACGGTAAGCGCCAGCTGGTCGCCAACTGCCTGGGCATCTTCGACCTGCTCAACTACGTGTACGTCTGGCCTGAGTGGTGGCTGCCGATACAGGCTCAGCCGATTTCGCATGCCGTATTCCTGGGCCCCATCGTCAGCGTCATCGAGTCGATGATTGCCGAGCAGGCCATGCGACTACAGCTGGGCCTCAACGAATTCATCAACCAGGCCGGGTCGCTCAACCCTGACGTCCGAGCCTGGTTCGGCACCCTCAAGCAATCCCACGGAAATCTCCTTGAGGCACTCAAGACGCCCATGTACGTCGTGCGGACCCCGTACCTCAAGGACACCAGCATGATGGTGGCCCGCACGGTGCGCATGGAGAAGATCGGCGCGGTCATCGAGGACATGACCAAGGCATACGGCGTGGACGTCCGCATGGACCTGTGGAAGCCAGGTGACCCGCAGCCCGACAAGTGGGCCAAGCTGACCCACCCGACCTACGTCGTCACCGTCAAGGACCGGCTTGCCACCACCGGCCCCACGGGAACGATCGCCGACTCGATCATCAAGACCGTCGTCGACACCACGGGCAGTTTTTTCGGCGAGATCGGCAAGCTCATCCAGGGCGCACCGGGCGCGGAGGGCGTGTTCATCTCCAAGCTGGCCGGCGTCGACTTTGAGCAGCCCATCGCGGTCCTCGTCGACGGACCCGATAACGCCTTCGTCGAGTTCGACATCGACGACTATCACCCGCGCGGGCACACCATGATCATCGGCGGACGCAGCCCGACATGGGTCAACAATATGATCAACATAACCCTGAGCTGGTTGATCGACGCCATCACCATATTCATTGGAATCACCGGCGTCCCAAGCAATCTGCTCGACGGGTTCCTCAATGATGCGTTCCTGGCTTTCCAGTCCATTCAGATGTACGGCCGCCGCGACGCTGTCGGACCCTATGGGCGCCCAGAGAATTTCCTCCCGACCGCCTCGGCTCCGTACAACGTGGAGGCCATCTTTTCGTTCGTGAATCTGGCGTGGGACATACGCGGATGGCGTAGTGCCACTGCGAAATTCAGAAACGGGAAACCGTTCAGCCTAGGTCAGCACTACGTCCCCGGCGGCATGATGGCCATCGCGCATCAGGGCGAGCTGTACGTCGATTACATTGAGCACCTGTTTCTGCGCGACGGCCGCAGAGAACGCGCAGAGATCGTCGTGCAGATCGGCGACGCGAAGGCCATTGAGGCTCCACTGGCCCGCACACAGCGGCTCATCACCGGCGTGCAGGAAATCGCCAACGTATTAACTCTCGCCCCAAGATCGGCCTGACAATGACTGAGAGGCAACACCTGTGACCGATTCGACGCCCGAAGTCGTCACCGTCGACAACGAGGAATACTGGCAGTGGAAAGTCGTACTGCGCGTTCCGAAGAACTGGACACCAGAGTCCGGTGTGTTCATCGCCGTCGCCCCACCCGGCGGGATCGCCAACTTTCCCGCCGCGGCCAAGGGTGACCCCGGCCTGACGCCGAGCTTCCGCAACATCGACGTCACCGAACTCGCCGACGACGACCCGACCCCAATGTCTGCGGAATTCTCCATCGTCTCCCCGGGAAGCTCCACCACCCCGCCCGTCTACGACCTGGCGATGACCTTGCGCCGCGGTTCCGCCGGCGTCAGCGGAACCATGACCATGCTCGGCGCGAGCGACCTGGACTCCGGCGACGCCGAAAGCCCCACCGCCGGTTACATCTTCGCGGTGAAGTCCCTCGGCGGCGGAGACTACGGAGTGGAGCTGGTCGCGCAGAAGGTCGGTAACACGTACTGGCCCACCGCGGTCACGGTGTTGACCAACGCAAGCGGATCCAACACTGTGGCCACAGTGACAGTCCCGCCGCAGCTCGGACCGTGGCGGCCCGTCTGTCATGGCCAGCAGGAACTCAACCCCGACGGTATCGACGTCCAGGTCGACCTCACCGCGCGGCTCGCCGCGATCAACGGCCAGGTCGTCGCCCGCGGTCTCGGCCTGGCCAACGGAACCCGGCAGGTACTCGCCCTGGCCGCGGCCCCGCCGGTCAACAGCACCGCGGGATTCGGCGAAGTCGCCGCCGGGGAGTCGAAGGTCGTTTACTTCCGTACCGAGCAGGTCGGTAGCGGCACCGCCACCTACGACACCATCGACGGCCGGGCACTGTTCTCGGTGGATGTGAAGCCGCTCTCAATGATCACCGCCGGATCGGAGCCGCTCAGCGCGCCCGGAATCCACGACCTGCCCGCCAGTCCCGCGACAAGAAGCACCAATGCGGCGCTCCAGGCTCAGGTTAAGAGTCGTACCACCGCAATCCGCTACCACCTCATGGCTGATGTGCTCTATGCCGTAGCCGGATCGGTGTCAGGGATTCCAGTCCTCGGACCCGCAGTCGGTCATGCACTGTCCGCGTGGGCTGACACCCTGGAGGCCCAGGCGATCGACGCCATGAACAGCGCGAATAACGCGCAGAGTTCTGCCAACTACGCCAACCTGCAACTGTCCCTTCTGATGAGCGGCACCCTCGCCTCTAGCGTTCCCGGTGGCGTCAGTGTCGACTATCAGTTCGATGGCGGTTCGGCGAACGATCTGGGGTCGGACTGGTCGCGGAATTCCAGCGGGCCCGGCGGGGGACACTACGGACCCAACGGCTCGGGCAAGGGAGTGTGGAAGAAGTTCGGCGGCCTGTGGCGCCGGCATATCGACCGCTACAACACCCCGCTGGCCACCGACTATCAAGTCGTCGTGTGCATTATGAGCACCCCGGTTCAGAGCCCTTCCCTCGGCGGGGATGCCCATAACTACCTCTGCGCCCGTATGAATTCCAGCGGCGACACGTTCGTATGGGCCGATATCGGCAATGACACCGTGGCGGTCGGTCGGGTCGATAGCGGATCGTGGTCGACCTGGGATTCGACCTCTATCACGGCGAACCCTGGTGATCAGTGGCAATTCCTCGTGGGCACCACTGCGGATGATCGACAGGTCATCATCAAGCAGAACGGTGTCGCGCGCATCGTCTACACCGATACGACACACGCATTCGGGTCCGGCTACCGCTATGTGGGCCTGGGCGCTCAGGCCGCCGAGCGCAACGTCTACCTCACCCAAACGCTACCCGGCGAACTCGACCTATGGGCGGCCGCCGACCGGCTCCCCTCCGTCGCCTAGATAGGACCGACATGGCAATCACCCTGCGGCGCAAACAGGATGACCTACCCGCATGGCATCTGGTCAACCAGGCGGACATGATGACCGCGTTCACAGACCTACAGGCCGACGGCTGGCGTGGGGCGATCACATGCGACGAGACCGGTTCCGTCTGGCGACTGGAGCTTAACGCCGATGCACCCGTGCGCCAGATCATCGCCACGCTCGGCGACTGGCTCATCGACGACATGGGATGGCGACTGGTCACCGCCGAGGAATGCGCCACCAACTACGACATCACGGAAGGCTGAAGGTGGCAATCGAATTCACCGTCGACCACGACCACACCTACGCGGCCGAGGGCGGTATCCAACAGCTCATCGGATGGATCACATTCTCATTGGGTACCTATCCCGGGGACTTCCGGGTTCGCGACCTCGGCGCGGGGATGCCGCGCACGATGAACATCCCGCCCCGCCGCGGCTGGCTGGCACCCGATGGCCATCTCTACCAGGATCAGACATTGGCTCAGCCGTGCCGATTGGTCGCCAACGATCCGGCGTTCAATCTGCGGCACCTGACCTACCGCGCCGACTTCGCGCTGACCACGCTGGCGGGCGACCCGGTCGCGGTGCCGCACACCTTCTTCTCCGCGCCGAGCGCCGACAGCACTCTGCCGCTAACCAAGGTGATGTCGGATCCGTACCAGCCGGTCATGGAGATCCGAGCCAAGGTCTACACCGAGGACATTATTGACGCGGGCGACTTCGGTCAGAATGTCGTGTTCACCGGAACCCCTACCGAATTCTGGGAACTGGCCGGCACTGTGCCCTCGACGAGCCTGCCCGCGTATGTCGACGACGTCCTCGAATTCACCAATCAGGCCGCATTTCCGGTATCGGAAGAGGCTCGGACCGGCGTGATCTACGTCGACGTGAGCACCAACGATTCGTTCCGGTGGTCGGGTTCGACCTATGTCCGCATCTCGGATCGTGTCACCGCGTCGGGCATCACTGACTCGACGAAGCTGGGTCGCGCGCTGGTGACGATTCCCAGCGAGGCCGGGGCGCGTTCGGCGATGAGGATTCCCGAACCGCAGTCACCCGTCGTTCCGGCTATCGGCCTTTACACATGGTATGAGCTGACGATGCTCCCTGCCTCCGCGCAGTGGCTGGGGTTGCGGCACATTCGGTTCGCCGATCCATCCCCTACGGATGCCGAGCTGAAGTTCTTTGCCGTCAACGGCTTGGACATCATGTATACCGGTCAGGCCCAGGGCGGCTACTACGGCGCTGATACCTCTGGCGTGGCTGCGGTGATCGCGGATTACACCGACCTCATAGATGCCACGCTCGGCGCTTACGGGCCGCGGGGAACGCATTGGGCGGCTAATCCGACTGTCCCGTACAACCCGATCCTGGCGTGGGAAGTGTTCAACGAGCCGAACTTTTGGTGGCCGTACACAGGTATCGGTACCAACGCCACGGGTGCATCGGTGAGCGGTATGACGGCAACGATCACATTCCCGAGCGCCCCGAATCCGGCGTTCTCGGTGGGTGATTGGGTCCACGTCGAGGGGATCACACCAACCGGATACAACACCCCGAATGCGTGGACGAGGTATCAGATCACTGCGGTAGCAAACACTTCCGGTAACTACAGCATCTCGTACACGCTGCCGAGTACCACCGGCACAGGAACCCAGACGGTCGCAGGCAGGGTCATCGGCGCCAAGTCGACCGCCTACCACTACGCGCAGGTACTCGCCGCGACATACGACCACATCAAAGCCACATGGCCCGAGGTGACGGTTGTTGCGTGTTCCGCCGGCGCAGCGTCGGCGGCGGGCAGCGGCTGGGTGAGGTCAGTTCTGGAGAATCTCGAAGCACTCGACCGCCTCGACGCCTTCGACGCCATCTCTACGCACCCGTACACCTGGAAGTCGTTTGATCAGACGATGCACGACTTTTTCGGCGACTGGTCCGGGGTGACCGAGATTTCACATACCAGAACCGCGATGAATGACCACGGCGTGGACCGGCCGATATGGATCACTGAAGCTGGCCATCAGGTGTTGCACGCCGAGGGTGGGACGTTCTCCGACCCCAGCAACACCTACGAGGGCGGGCCGGCCGCGTTCTCCCAGTCGGTCGTTGCCGCGTACACGATCAGGACTGCGATCATGTCAGCAGTACTGGGTATTGAACGGGTGTACTACATGCACACCTGTGACACCGACAACTATAACGCTGGCTGGTTCAGCACCGACGCGGGTTCATTGTCTTGGTTGCGGAGCCAGGGTGTTACATCGACCACGGTGCAGCCCCGCAAGACAGCCACAGCGATGCGGTTGTTGAACCGCCTGGTTGGTGACGCCACGAAACTCGAAATCCTGTCCGACGGTTTGGCAGCGCCGACTACAACACCGTTTGTGTACCGGTTCACCACCCCACGCGGCCGGGTGACAGTCGCCTGGTGCGAAACGTCCGGTAGCTATTCAATCCCGGTGGATCCCGACATCACGTGGCGGGCCACTGACCACCTTGGGACAGCCGTCGACACCTTCGGCGGGTCGTCAACGTATCTGGCGGCCTTGTCCCCGACACCGATTTTCATCGTGGCCGAACCTAGCCGGAAGCGGATCACGTCGACTGTCACAAGCATGGTGAAAGCGTTGACCGCGGTGCCCGACGCCGATTTCACCACCTATCTGGGTGTTGGCGCGTCGGCGGTGATGCCCAGCGCGGTCGGGAACAGCTCCACGTATACGGTCGTCAACACCGACTCTGAATCCCATGACGTGTACACGGCCATCAAAACGGTGGCGCTGCTGCACGGCGAAGGGGCGAATAACTCGACGACCATCACCGATTCCGGCCTGGTGGTGTCGAACTGGACTGCGGTCAACGGGGCGAAAATCTCCACCGCACAGCACCAGTTCGGGTCGGCGTCCATCGACATCAACTCAGCGAACACCGCCAACCGTTCGGACGGTTCCGGGCCGCGCATTGTCGCTACCGCCGATTCGTCGACGTTCGCCTGGGGTACCGGGGATTTCACCATCGAGTTCTGGCTGAGACTGACCGCACTCCCGTCGTCGGGTCAAGCGATCATCCTCGACACCCGTCCCGGCGGGGCCAACGGCAACCACCTTGTTCTCTACATGGAGGCCAGCCTCGGGAACAAAATCATTTTCTACAACTCCGGCTCCCCGCATCTTGGAACAGCCGCCGCACCATCAACGGATGTGTGGCACCACGTCGCAGTGTCCAGGGCTAGCGGTGTGACGCGAATGTTCCTCGACGGCACCCAATCCGGCACCCCGTACAGCGGAACACCCACCGACTACACCGATTCAATGGATTACGAACCGTGTCAACCTGTTTTCGGCTCGGATTCGACTGGTAAGAACCAGATCGCCGGGTATATCGACGAGGTCCGATTCACTAAAGGTGAAGGGCTGTACACAGCGGATTTCACACCACCTTCTTCTGCGCTGTCCCCGCCGGAGACGGCGACCAGCGTGGCATCAGGTGCCCGAACCGATTTCATCAGCAACGGAACCACATGGGTTGTACCCGGATCATGAACGGACAACGATGACTAACTATCTGTGCGCCCCACCAGGGCAGAGGATTATCCCTGTCACCCGCGGCGCTGACCGGTCGTTCACGGTTCGCCGCACCGACTCCACCGGGGCGCCGCTGGACTATGCGGCCGGCACTGCGGTGTCGTTGTGGGTGGACATCGACCGCGACGACCCGACCGAAGTTCAGGCGACCGTTACCGGCCCGTCGGCGGCGTTCACCATCGGATCGGCGGTGTGCGATTTGGTGAAGTCGTCGACCCGCTGGCGGATCATCGTCGCCCGGGGCGGCACCGAGGTGCCGGTATTGGTGGGGAGGTTTGAGCGCCGTGA